CTTCGCCCGATTGACGAGTGCCTCTGGGCTGTTACTACACTAACCAATAGTGAAAAGTCCACCAAAGCTTACCAGCAGTCGCTGGTTGCCGCGTCGCTCTACGTCGACTACGTGTTCCTGGACACCGACGAGCGCCGCCGCATGGCCCAGAACCCGCACGAGTACCTCATTGAGCAGCTCCAGTTCACTGGTGATGAGTCGGTTGGTTCGTCGTCGAACAAGATCAAGCTCAACTTCAACCACCCGTGCAAGGAGCTTGTCTGGGTTGTCCAGCCGGACGAGAACGTTGACTACTGCGAGTCGCTCGAGACAAACACCCTTCTCTTCAAGACTCTTGGTGCTCAGCCGTTCAACTACACTGACGCTATTGATGCTCTTCCGAACTCCATCATGGCGTTCGGTGGTGATGATGCTACCGCGAAGGATGCCAATGCGTTCATCAACGGGTCGGGTCTCTTCCAGGACGCCGGTGCCGCTGATGTTACCAGCCCTAATGCCGACTTCTACAACGCGGCCTCGGGTGGCGAGTTCGCGTCTACCACTAACTCGACTGTTTCGGATGCGGGCACCTTCGTCCTCGCCGAGTCGGCTCTTGACATGCACTGCTGGGGCGAGAACCCGGTCGTCACCGCCAAGCTCCAGCTTAACGGCCAGGACCGCTTCTCGGAGCGTGAGGGCACCTACTTCGACCTCGTTCAGCCGTACCAGTCGCACACCCGTGCTCCGGACACCGGCATCAACGTCTACTCGTTCGCTCTTCGCCCGGAGGAGCACCAGCCGTCGGGCTCGTGCAACTTCTCGCGCATTGACAACGCCACCCTTCAGCTTGTCCTCTCGAACGCGACCGTCTCGGGCACCAAGACCGCCAAGGTCCGTGTCTACGCGACCAACTACAACGTCCTCCGTGTCATGTCGGGCATGGGCGGCCTTGCCTACTCGAACTAGATCGTTCTAGTATCAATAATTATAACTTTATAAAAAGTAAAAAATATAAAAAAATAAAAATAACATAAATCTTATGTTATTTTTAAAATACTTACAAACATTTATCATTTTAATTTAAAAATAGTTACAATATACATATACAATGCAAATCTTTGTAAAGACGCTAACTGGAAAGACAATTACATTAGATGTAGAACCTAGTGATACGATTGAAAACGTCAAACAAAAGGTTCAAGACAAGGAAGGTATTCCACCCGACCAGCAACGACTTATCTTCGCAGGAAAACAATTGGAAGACGGGCGCACTCTGAGCGATTATAATATTCAAAAAGAATCAACTATTCATCTGGTTCTAAGACTGCGATAAAAACATTTTAAAAGTATTACTCAAACAAAAATTCGTGATCATCATATTCATAATAAGCACCTACCGATTCATATTTGTTTTTAGGAATTTTAATTGTCAAATTTGAATAAATTACATCATCTAAATCTGAAATTAACAAAGAATTAGAATAACGTTCAATATTTGTCTCTTTTGAAGAAATATCAATGGGTTGAATATTATTAATTTTTTTAAATTCTTTGTCACTACCATAATATGATAAATCGCATTTGTCATCATTGATGTTTTCAAAGTATCCTTCTGTATCATATCCATTAAAAATAGGTTCTTGTTTTTTATTGTTTTTTGTTAAATTAATAAAATACATCATCATACCAAGCGAACTACTAGTCACTGCTCCTAGCGTAAGCTTTCCGAATAACTCAGATTTCATTATATATAAAATGTTATTTTTTTATATAATAATTTTATTCTATTAAACTAGCTATTAAAGAGTCGTGCCATATTTGCGACTTCTGGTTTATTGGTATCCGTATTGAATAACTTATGTATTAGTTCATCATCGCGAAAACGAATACTATAGTTATGCTGTAACTTATTTCTTCCAACTCTTCCCATAGCTTGTATACATTTTTCCTGCGTCATCAATCCCATATCCTTGCTAATATAACCATTACAGAATTGATAATTTGTTCCGTAAATATAATCCGATGAAGCAATAATCATAAACAACTTTTGCTCCTGAGCAAGATGTTTCATTATTTCAATGTAACTATCGCTTGTGTGTAGCATAAACGCACCTATTCCCATCATCAAAAGTATCTTCCATATGTCTTCAATATCGTCAATCAGCATGATTCTCTCAACAACGTCTTCTGAAATATCGCTTGTATATGGAAATTGTGTTCCATCAATTATAATATTAAATCTTTTCAGATGCGTATCACTGTTAGGTATGTAATACTTTTCTAGTTCAACAGTTTTGATAGATTGTTCAAGCTGTTTTATATCCTTCATAATTCGCTGCATTTCATCACTAACGCGGCCATCTGACATTTTTCGCTCTTTATTTACATCGTCCTTAGTCCCATCTTCATATAATTTTTGTAACACATTAATCCTATTCTTAATATTATTATTATACTTTATTACTGAAAGAATGTTACTGATAATAGTTTCGGGAATGTTTGCTTCCTGTAAACAAAATTTTGCGATTTTACCAACATTTTCTGTAAGGAATATAGTTGGACCATTTGTTAGTGTATAAGCATCCTTGGTTACCATATGGATGGTAGACTCATAACACAATTTCTTCGTAATGTTTGAAAGAAGCAGATTCCATTTATCTGGATCTATGCTTCCTAGTAATCTCAAATAATACAGCTTAATGTTAGTCATGCTAATGTCTCCAATATCGTGAAAATTACGTTGAATCGATACACTGTCGGCATTATAAGCACCCAATTCATTTGTTTTAATAATAAAACGTATTGCCTCGTTGAAATCAATATAACGCAATAGTGTTTTGTATTTGTTACAATGTTCTACGATTTTCTTTATACTTTCATAATCTTTTGCCATAAAATGCGGCATTTCAATAAATCCCGCTTTATTGATAATCGGAATACTTTTATTACAATCGTGACTGACAATGGTATATATTTCAGCGTCTTCAAAGCGCGCTCTAAAGTCACCAATAGTTTCTTGCATTTCATCGTATTGAGGTAATGTTGCCGATGATAATACGATGTTTTCAATCAGGTTGTCGGTCCAGTTTTTGTGAATAATGCTATGGAATTCGTGTTCAGGATAGTCCATAGTAATCGTGGGCTCGTCCCAATACAATACGATATCTTCCTTTCGGTTAAACGCTAACATATAATACATCGCTGGTAAATAAGATTTAATATCCGTAATCATTATCTCAACCTTGTTACCCACCGTGTTGTCTACCTTTCCAATACCACCGCTTCTCTTATTGGTGGTGTAATCCTTCGCCGCATAATAATGAAGACGTATATCTTCAGCATCACTACACCCAAACGCAAACGCTACTTTTTTACGACACGATATTGCCATCTTTGCTAGTGATAACCCAACATGTCTGGCAGCACAAACAAATATAACGCGATATTGTTCTGATATGCCCAACGGAGACATTGTTTTCCCCGTACCCGTCGGCGCAATATACTGGATTAATTTTGGTCTCTTATCTTTACAATATGTAAACAGCTCTTTTTGGTGGTCGTACAATTTATCATCCGAATATTTAAATAAATAGGCATTGTTTTCAATTAGCTCAACACCACGAGTTATCATATCGACGTAATTAACCTCTTTCTCAAAATGCTGAATAATACTTTTGATATTATTCTTAAGATTCACATTAAAATTTACAAAATTAAATGTGACGAGTTTAGCCAATGTGTAGTAATAATATACCCATTTACTCTTTTTTTTTGTGTAATTCTTATACAGTTTGTCGATAATGTGAATAACAACAAATTCAACAATGTCATTCTTATTTTGGGATAGTTGTTTATCGGTGTTATTAAATCGTATCTCATCCGCCTTTTTTATTTTTAAATTGTCTTTTGGAACATTTTTAAAATAATCTATTTTATAGTTGCTTGCTACAATGGACATATCGTTTTGTAGATATTTATAATATACATAGTTATCAAGACTATCAGTAGGTGTAATTTTAAGAAACGAGATAAGTGATACGTTACGATTCAATGTAATATTAACATTATTGAAGCCACGAGTAATCAGTTTACACACATATTTTTCACTGGTAGATATTGGAATCTCAATACTATTCCATTCGTTTTTGGTTAATTTACACTGATTAAAATCCATCTGTATATGTTAATGATATACTATTGTTAATTCAATTTTAAATATAATTAAAATTGATTTAACAAAAATTTAATATATTAGTCATACAAAATGACACAATACATTTATTCCATAGAAGGAAATATTGGCTCGGGTAAATCAACTGTGATTAAATTACTAAAAGAGCACTTTTATGGAAACACTAATGTCCACTTTTTGCTAGAACCAGTAAACGAATGGGAATCAATCTGCGATGAAAATGGTAACAATATTATTGAAAAATATTACGAAGATCAAGAAAAATACGCATTTTCATTTCAAATGATGGCATACATTAGTCGTCTCAAACAGCTAAAAGACGCAATTAAAAAAGGTTATAAATATATTATTACAGAAAGAAGTCTGATAACCGACAAGATGGTATTTGCAAAAATGTTATACGATGAAAATAAAATTAATAAGATAGATTATGAGATTTACACTCGTTGGTTTGACCAGTTTATCAATGATATTCCCGAGATAAAATTTATATATATCCATACTGAACCAGAAGTGGCCGAACAGCGCGTAATTAAACGTGCGCGAACTGGAGAAATCATACCATTGGATTATCTGGTTAAATGTCATGAATATCACGAAGAATGGATGACAAATATGGTAAATAGCAACAATATTGTCATCGACGGTAACAATGATAAAGATAGTTCTGAATATATGAATAAAATAATTAAAACCATATTAGAACATATTAATATTAAATCAAACGAGGATAATTATATATTAATGTTTGATGGTGGAAGTCGTGGAAATCCAGGACCGTCCGGATGTGGTTTTGTCATATATAACCACAAATATAGATTAGTTTGCGAAGGTTCCAAATCACTTGGTATTCAGACTAATAACTATGCAGAATACATGGGACTAATATTGGGTGTTAAAAAAGCAAAAGAATTAAAGTTAAATAAATTGATTATCAAGGGTGACTCATTACTTATTATTAATCAGTTAAATGGAACTTACGCTGTAAATTCTGAAAATCTTAAACCACTTAATCTAGAAGCCGTGACTATTCTAAAAGAATTCAATAACGTTCAATATATACACATTAAACGAAATAAAAATACTGTAGCAGACAAATTAGCAAACCAAGCTATGGACAAGGATGAAGGAGGTGGAAGATTTAACTAGATAATCTGTAAGCACAATTTTATAAAAATATTTAACTATAAACTAATAATTTAACCGTTATTCAATAAGTTTAATATTCATTTTTTTACTTCCCTTATATCGCAGGTGGTCTGGTTCCTTTTTTGATGTTGGAAAATTCTCTTCTCCATATATATCTTGTAACAGTAACCATTCAAACAATCCACCAACATAAATAAAAATATTAGTAAACCCCAAACCAATTAGTTGTTTATATTTCGGATATATACTATTATCAGAACAATTCTCTCCATACAATATTATTTGTTTCTCTAATTTACCGCTATTCAACAATGAGTTTATAGTTGTTACTTCACTATCAATAGAGAGAGTATTTCTTATAGTACATTCTTGATGCTCTTTGCTTAACGTATTGATTATTATATGATTGTTTTGTATAGCTTCTTGCATATCTTCAAAATTTATTTTATTAATAGTTAAAGTATTTCCCATTAATAAAAGCATTTTTTTTCTTTTATATTTATTTTACTCAATCAAATTTAATTGTAACAGAGACATTTTCTTGTTTAATTGTTTTTGAAGCAGATATTGAAAGTTCCTCGCGTTTTTTACGTGTTTTACTATTAGTTAATGTAATGCGCTTTTTAGACGTACTATTGCGATTATTCATATCACGCTCTATTTCGTTATAATTATCTTTTATATAACTTATTATTTCATTTTCAAGCGCCCATTTGAAAAAATTCAGTTGTCCAATAGTGGTTTGTATGAGCTTATCCTCCTTATAAGGAATGGTAATCCTATCCCATCTACAAAAAGGATCAAATCGCCTCTTTGAATAGGCTTTCAGTTTTAATTTATAATCCGTGTATACCTTAAAGCGCACGCCTTCACTAAGATTATATACAGTGAACTTCTGTTTAGCGTAGTTTGTAACAAACCAATCAACAATACGTAGAGAGATAGGAGATTCACCATTGATAATATTCAACATAGTTTCTAGATTGTCATCCTTTTTATAGAATTGTAGTAAATTGTTAAGTAATAGACTATTTTGTGTCGTATATGAGGTCATTGAATACTTATTTTGAGTTCATTTTAAATACTAATATTTATATATTATTTACGTTTTCTTGATTTTTTCTTTTTAATATTTTTATTCTTTGTTTTCCGTATTTTTTTTTGACGACGTGTTTTTTCTTTTCTTTTACGTTTGGATTGTTTTGTTTGCTTTATTCCTTTTCCCATTTTCAATCATGTAAGTTTTTCTTCTAACCGGTCATTCATAGTCTGATCTTTCGTTTCGCTTGTAGGCTTGGCGTGTTTAGACATTGTCTTTATTAGCTTCGCCTTTTTAGTGTCGCTAGGTATCGGAATTTCATAGGCTTCACCGTAATCAATCACTTTTACATTTCCGTCAGGTAGAATCATAATATTCCCAGTATTCATATCGCCATTTTTTATACCATTGTCAAGGAGTATTTCTGAAATTTTCAATACCTTGTCGTATATTTCTTGTGTTTTTTTAGTATTTTTTAACATTGTTCCGTCTATTTTTTCCATAATCATATTTATATCTCTATCTTGAATATAATAACCATATATTTTGGCTCCTATACCAAGATTACCAGCAATATAGGACATTCTCAATTCAGTCCATGGGTTTTCTTCATACATTGCATCCTCCGGTGCGTCAAAAAGGTTCATTACTTTTAATAATTTAGAAGGGTGGTTTCTCACTATATATACACCATATCCGGATTTTGAAATTATATCAGCCTTTACATAGTCATTTGGATCTAATACTGGAATATCATCAGGAGGATTCGGATAAGATTGACTAGCTTCAGCAGCCGCCATTATATAATCATCTGAATATTTATTCATAATTAGAGTTTTTGGGGATTAAAAACTGTTCTTGCTTATCAATAATATCATGATAATTGTCAGCTTGTAGAAAAGGATTATTACAAACCTGTTTAATCATTTCGCGTTCATTTAATTTATTATTAGCATGTTCTCTCTTATTAATACCTTCAATGTTGGACTCTACTGTCGTTTTATGTTCAGGATTATCTTCTTTACAGGATCTCTCTGGCTTCGTACCATCACTCCATATAATTACTTTAAATTCATCCATTTTAATAACCAAATAGAATATTATTAAAAAACAAATGTATTATATTTTTTTTATCTTTAATTGCTTCGTAAAAACAAAGTCTGTTGAGTTCTTTACACGCCGCTGTAAATTACATTTTAAACAGCAAACCACAGTGTTAGAATTGGAATGACATATATCGTTATCTATCCTATCTAGCGTCCACTGTTGGTCATCGCGAACCTTTGTGAAGAGAACCTTTACAATATTCCGACAATAATAACATTTCAATTTACACGCCACTAACTTCTCCAGAACATTATCAATAGTAACTAATTTCTTTTCATCGTAAATACTTTTTTTAACATCTTGTGCCTTGTATCCGTTTATTTTTCTTGTTATTTCACTCTTTAGATGCGGTGTATTTTCATCCATAACATTCATAAAATATTTATTAACCAGATTTATTTGTTCATTTATAGGCGGTTCTTCGTAAGTGGCAACATTCCTAAACTCATTATGTTTATTACCCTTTATAAGGTCAATATTATGTTTACCTGTTATTGAAATCTGCTTCATATTATACCGTATATATTTTTAAAAGTAATTATTACCATATAAAACAAGTTAAACTTAAATTATTATTATTATAAAATGAATAAAGATGAAAGCTGTCAAGAACTTAAAGATATAAGGTTTAAGACTATGTTTATAACCGGAAATAAAGAATCAAATGTCAAGATAGCCGAATCTAGTGAATCACAAATAAGTATTATGTTGGATAAAGAGATTAAACAGAATAGAGCGGAGCCATGGAGTAAACTGAATAAGGCTACAAAAATTATTAAAATCAAGAATTATTCTAAAAATTATAAAAATGATAAAAATATTACAGACGATGAAAAAAAAGATTTGGAAAAATATTTAATAGATGCTATGAATCGCAAACGATTGACAAGCATTAAAGATGTTACTTATGATAAAGAAACAGGTGTAATTAAATCTATTCCATCCCTTATATTCAATCAATCAACGAGAAAATTCACATTGAAACGAAATGATAAAAGGACTTCTACAATTAAGCATTTAACACCCGATACAAAGAAGAAAAAGGAGACTATAAAAACAAAGCGCAAAAAGGAAGTGTCCAAGAAAGAACAGACCAAGAAAGAACAAACAAAAGAGTAATATTATGATAGAAAATTGATGTATTATATTAAAGGAATATTATACTAATAACATATGTTGAATATTGAAACAGAAGATTACGATGATCTTCTGGAAGATATCGTCTTGCTGGTTGACGAACTCATCACATCAGAACCGATGCTGTATTCAAACCCCAATTTTCACAATATTATTCTGGATGAAGTGACAACTTTACTAAAAATTCAATTAGAAAATGAAGCCAATTCTGAAATTCTTATTAAATGTGCGATAAATGAGGCAATGCGACATTATTATACTGTCCATAATCCACGAAGATCATATAATAATAGCATCATCATTAAACCGCCAAATATTAATATGGTTGAAAAAAAAGTAGAGTATTTGAAAAGTATACCACAACCAGAGCAGAGAACCAATGAATGGTATTTATTTCGCCAAAAAGTCCTAACTGCCAGCAGTATATGGAAGGCTTATGGTAGTGAAAAATCAAAGAATCAAATTATATATGATAAATGTGAACCCATTGATTTAGATAAGTACAATCATGTTAATATGGATTCACCGATGCATTGGGGGCAAAAATATGAGGATGTATCGATAGAGTGGTATGAGAAGCATTATAATACAAAGGTCTCTGAATTCGGCTGTATTCCTCACAAAGACATACCATATTTGGCGGCATCTCCTGATGGGATTAATACCGATCCTACTTCTAAAAGATATGGTAGAATGTTAGAAGTTAAGAATATATTTAACCGTGAAATCACCGGAATTCCAAAATTAGAATATTGGATACAAATGCAGGTTCAAATGGAAGTGTGTAATCTCAACGAATGTGATTTTTTAGAAACACGTTTTATTGAATATGACTCATATAATGATTTTATGGCGGATGGTAGTTTCACTCTCTCTGAAACTGATAACATTAAAGGAACTATCGTGTGTTTTATTCAGAATGAAAAGCCTCTATATGAATACGCACCATTATACCTTTCACAGGAAGAGTATGAAAAGTGGGAGGAAGACATTATGGAAAAGCACAAGGAAAAAGTGTGGCTTAGAAATATATATTGGAAACTAGATGAAATTAGCTGTGTTTTGGTATTACGTAATAAATTTTGGTTTAATGCTACAAAACATATATTACAAGAAGTATGGGATTCCATAGAAAAGGAACGAATAACGGGACATAAACATCGCGCTCCCGTTTCTAGGAGCAAACCAACTACAGTGAAAACGCGAAGCTGTAACGTTATGGTAACCAATGATAATAAAGATAATTCTCAAAAAGAAGAGCATACATCAAACGATAAAGAGAAAAAAATATCATCCCCTAAATTATCTAATATTAATAACAAGATTGACTCTATAGATGATAACAATTCAAAGCCACCACGCAAGCCATCTATCACAATTGACATCTAAGACTATTTTATAGAATAATTAAGAACAACCACTTAAAATTTTAAATATTATAAAGTTATATGGCTGAACAGGAAATGCGTGTTATGAAAAGAAATGGTCAATTTGAAGATATTTCGTTTGATAAAATCTTAAAACGTGTAAAAAAATTAGGAAATGATATGGAACCTCCTCTTAAACTAAATTACAGCCAGTTTGTTATGGATGTAATCGAGCAACTATATCCAGATATATCAACGAGTAAAATTGACGAATTAACCGCAGAACAATGTGCTTCTATGTGCACAAAGCACCCAGATTATGGAATTCTCGCTAGTAGAATTATTATTTCAAATAATCATAAAAATACTATCTCCTCCTTCTCAAAATCAATGGAAATTCTTTATAATTTTAAGGACATCCATGGTAAACACATTCCAATTATTGACGAAAAAGTCTGGAATATTATTAGTAAGAATAAAGATTTTTTTGATGAAATTGTTGATTATACGCGAGACTATGAGATTGACTATTTTGGATTTAAAACACTAGAGCGTGCTTATCTTATGCGGGTTGACAAAAAAATTGTAGAACGACCTCAACATATGTGGCTTCGTGTATCCATTGGTATTCACTTTGACGATTTGGACGCCGTTAAAGAAACATACGACCTTATGTCTCAAAAATATTTCACGCACGCAACACCTACCTTATACAATGCCGGGACTCCTCGCCCCCAACTAAGCTCATGTTATCTCCTATCTATGGAAGATGATAGCATTGATGGTATCTATAATACGCTGAAAGAATGCGCTAACATTTCCAAGTGGGCAGGAGGCATCGGTCTCCATATCCACAATGTTCGTTCAACCGGTAGTCATATTCGCGGAACCAATGGAACTTCTAACGGTATTGTTCCGATGCTACAAGTGTTCAATAAAACCGCGCGTTATGTGGATCAAGGTGGTGGAAAACGCAACGGTTCGTTTGCTATTTATATGGAGCCTTGGCACAGCGATATTGAAGATTTTCTGGAATTGAAGAAGAATCACGGAGACGAAGAAATGCGCGCTCGTGATTTGTTTTATGCTCTTTGGATTCCATCGCTGTTTATGGAGAAAGTCGAGAAAGGGTTAGAATGGTGTCTTTTCTGTCCCGATAAATGTCCCGGGCTCTCCGATTGCTATGGTGAGGAATTTAATGAATTATACAATAAATACGAGAGCGAAGGTAAAATGAACAAGCGTGTAAATGCACGAGATTTGTGGTATAAGATTTTGGATTCACAGATGGAGACCGGAACACCATATCTCTTATATAAGGATGCGGCG